CGTTGTGGTAATGGTTGGCGCGAAGACGCCCAAAGAGATCGAGCGTCTGCTCAAAAAACAGCGGGTGAGAGATGAAACGACGAAATGGTGGATATCAAATGAGCATCTTCCTTGGCTTCTTGAAAAAGAAGCTGGATCACTCGTTCGTGAGAAAGAGCTTGAAATTATTTACCATTTCAAAGACTGGAAAGACGATGAAGAGCATCTAAAAACACTCGTGCATGAGGTATCACATATGGTTGATTCAATAGCTAAGTTTAAAAATTTTGTAGAAGAAACAGAGGCGCGTGCGTATCTGTCGGAGTACTTGTTCTCAACAATACGAAAAAATATTTGAGATTTTATGAAATGGAAAATAACGAAAAAAATAAGTAGCTCTAAAAAGATCACCGTGCTCACAGTAAGTGACTTCAATAAGCGCATTGGCCTCTTCTGTGAGTCTTTGTGGGTCTGCCTTTCCTGCAAGTGTGTCTATGGCCAAACCGAAAAAATTTTTATGTTTGATGATGGTGAAATAGAGCCAGGCTGCCCAGCGTGTTTGAAGAACATGACATATGGGTCTAAAGAGTATTTAGAAAAGAAATACGATTTGTCGATATGGCAACAAGAAGAGCCGAGTCTGTGGATGAGGTTTATTCTGTGGCTCAACAAAATAAAACTATGACTACTCAAGACAAAATCAACGCAATCCGAGAAGCGTGCATCAGTGTGAATCCTGAGATTGTGGAGCTGAAGTTTGGGTGCAAAGTTAGATTCGGAAGATGGGGAGATAGCAATAGAATCTATACAGTTGTCTCTAGACATGAGGACAAGGTTTTCTGTGTTCGGGATGGGAAAAAATCTGTTGATAGGATCACTCTTACAGATGATGAAATCATCCTCGGTCGTCCTATCCGTCTTGCTGATGTTTTGCTGGCGATGGACGAGCGTATTCCGATCATGAAAACAGTTCTCTACTGGAACCTCTGTGCTGACGATCTGAACCTACAAGAGGAGGCTACGATCAATGTCATTCACAACGTTTTATGTAAATAACTATGCCCACATACCAACTCACAGTCACGCGCTACGAAAAGAATCTATTATACAAAAAACCAAAAATAGACACTTTTAGCTACTCACAAGATGACCGTGAGCAGCACGAAAAAGACCGGTTCATCGAGACAGTGTTGAATGTATCACTGTCCGAAGAGCAGTTTGAAATTATTAAGAAAGCAACGCTTGAGAATTGGAAATGATATGTCCTCAACACTTTCTCTCGAAACATCGAAGAAGATTTATGAGCTGGTGGGGGAGTATGGGACAGAATGGAAATGGGAACGCATAACCGACAAAAATACAGGTGAATGGTTGTTATGGGAAAAGTTGCGTACTCCGTTTAATGACGAGATATGTGAGTATTTCGGTATTGCGCACGAGCGTTATCCCGCCCCAACCTTCTCCGAATTGCTCCGCATCCTGCCGAAGATTGCGGAGAAGAAGGGGGACTGGAGTTGGGCAAATTTCTCGCACATTAGAGATAGGGCAGCAGATCTTTGCGAGAAATATTATTCCGCCCCCACCGAACCCGAAGCCATGGCAGCCGTCGATAAATATCTAAGCAAACTATTATGACCCCTCAAAATCTCGTCTGTGAAGACGATGAGCACGGAGATTTAGATGTTTAGATAGAACAATCCTACGAAAGTATGCATGTTGAACAAGAAATTGAAGCCAGAAGAACAATCGAAAAATTCATGATGGAGCATGTTTATCCTCGTTTGTCTGAAGAAAAAAGGAAAGCTATAGACGGATACCTTAGTAAAGGCATTTCGATCAAAGGCGCTTTTGATTTTGCGGGAGTTAAATCAGTTATTTGTATTCGATGAAAAAATATGAGCACTTTTGAACCAACAAGATTGTTCACCGGAGAATGGGTTAGCGCAGATAAACCTGAGAAGTGTTTTGATCGGACGATTCGCATTTCTTTAGGCGTGAATGGTCAATATATATCTGACGTTCAAGCCAGACAGATTGCCGCAGAACTCATGCAAGCATTAAAAGTGAAAGGTCTATGACCCCTCAAAATCTCGTCTGTTCTCGTGAACTCGCGGAACGAATGAAGGAATTGGGATATCCGCAGGAGAGTCTTTTTGTATGGTGGGAACCAAACGCAATGAGTGCCTGGCAGGTTATTGAACAAAGAGCGATAGACGGAAGAACTCTCAAAAGTAAAATCTGCATCGCCGCACCAACAGCGGGAGAGCTGGGGGAGGTGCTGCCTAGAAGCTGTCCAACTCACGGAGGCGATCTACAAATCTGTCATTCGTTTAGTCCAGGATGGTTCGTAGGTTATGGAAATCATATGGACCTACGAGGGTGCCACGTCGATGACGGGCCTACTCTCGCAGACGCCATGGCTAAAATTTGGATCTACCTTAAAGAAAACGAATTGATTTGATTATGCCATTCACCGTTCGTATAAAATTCTCTGATGGTAGAGAAGAGATCATGGAAAACATAACGGAAATTCACTACAATTTCCCCTCGATTATGCTGACCGAACTTGGCACACGTATTGCCTTTGAAAGTGATATAGACGCAACTGGAAGTACTCATAGAATGTGCGACATCGTTGAGTTTGAAGCTATTGAAAATAAATTGATTTGATTATGCCCATTTGGTTACTTGCGCTCGACATCATCTGCACGACTCTCTGGACGATAGCTCTATGCGTAGCATCGCTCGCACTCTGGAATGCTGCTATCGCGTTCGGCAAAGCGAAGGAGATCGTATTCACAATAAAAGACAAGAGAGAATGATATGCCCATCTCAGACACAGAGACGAAAGGATGGTGGAAAACCATCTATAAAAAATATCTTGCAAAGAACGATTATGTCGTCATTGATGAAGACGATGAAGAACAAATGATGGAAGATATAATCTCCCGCGCTAACGAGATCCGCGATGCGAAGTGGCTCGCTAAGCTCCGCCAATGCCTCGCTGAGATGCCCGTAGCAGGGAACGGGCGACGATTGCTGATGATGCTTATTAACGAGATGGAGAAGAAACATTGATATGACATACAAAAAAGGTGAGTACATCATTCGTAACGATTTTCGTAAGAGAGTTGTGGAAGTATATGGAGATCTTGTTTTTGTGTCTCCATCCACGGGGGTAGGAGCAGATTGGGAGTCAAGGATTGAAGGTTTTTACACGCATTACGAGCTAACAAAAGCCGGTTGGGTAGTTGACAAACAGCTATGACCCCCAACCCTACCTGCACCCGCTGTGGGCTGATGAAGTCAACAGTCGGCAGTCTCCAGTCAGAGCATAAATGGTACCTCTGCCAGAATGGAAAGGAGCATGTGTTTGAGGATGATGTTTATGTAGCTTGGGCTGGAGAATTAGAAAGAGAAGGCTGAAATCTCTTTGATATGGAAAAAGGATCAACACACACTCAAAAAATTAAAGATTATTTGAGACTCCGCGCCACAACGCATGGGATGACAAAAACAATTTTTTATAGAAAATGGCAAAGAATGAAAAGAAGATGTTATGTCAAAAATGACAAGGATTACAAGAACTATGGCGGTAATGGAATAAAAATAGAATGGGAATCTTTTGAAGAGTTCAGAGATGACATGTACGATTCTTATCTTGCTCATTGCAAAAAATTCGGCACTAAAAATACAACCATCGATAGAATCAATAATAAAAAATCTTATTCAAAAGAAAATTGCAGATGGGCTACAGTATTAGAACAGAACAAGAACCGAAAAAACACATTAACAATAACGTTTAAAAGAAAAACGATGTCAGTAAAAGAGTGGTCAGAATTTATCGGAATAAATGAGTCAACAATAAGATCAAGGCTATTTAGAGACTTGCCGATAGCTTCAATTCTCTCTAATAAAAAATACGCACCATATCAACTTAAAAAATATGAAAAATGTCTCTGTAGGCGATAAATTTAAGCTCGGACCGTGGATGTGGGAAGTGGCGGACGTATTAAACACTTATTTTCTTTGCTTCAGGATTGATTACAAGAATTGCAGTTTTTTCATGGATATGCCAGACGCCGACAAGCTCGACTGGATCAAGCCAGAAGTTACGTTTACGAGGGAGCAGGCAGAGGCGATAAAAAAGCAGGTGGGGAACATCCTGCGTGTGGACGAGTTTTTTGATTGGCTAGATGACAACACGGAGAAATAATATGACAATAGGACAAGATTGGGACCGTGGGCTTTTCTCTATTTACTCATCCAATGCAACGCACATCTGCCCAACATGCGCACAGACACTCCCGACATGTCCAACATGTGGGCAAGTGCGTAAAGCTCCGAGCGTTATTCTGAATACACAACCCCCATATACGTCCGGCGAGAATTTACCACTAAGGTGACCTAGGAGCCGCACGGAGAAATAATATGCCAACTACTAAACAAACCATATCAGCATGGCGCAAAACAATCATGGCGGAAGCGCCTGTTGTATATGCTGCGCTCTTGCACATGGATAGCCTGCAAGGTGTATACCACACGCCATCTCTCGCGTGGCATATACGCGACAAGGCGCTCTGTGAGGCAGACGAGATGGCGAAGATAGTCGTAACCCATGGATATTGGTAAAATATGATCTGTCCAAATTGCAACAATCAACACGCATACCAGCTCGTGCGGCACATGGAGGACGGTGAAGTCACGCATAAGTGTGATGCATGTGGTGCATATAGTGCGCCCATGCCCGTCCGCGACTACACTGAGAGAGCGCTAGTCGCTGGGATTGCACCGGGGAAGTTCCGCGAGCGAGCGATTGAAAAACACCGTAAACAAGCAGCAGAAAATCTGCGGACGATGCCACGAACTATAAAGAAAATATGCAACAAATAACAAAACGAATCGTGCGAGATATCACGACGGAGATGATGCGCGAAGTGCTTATCGACCCGCCTGTGATGCCACGGATGACGGAAAACAGGAAAAACGCATGGAAGCGCCAGGCAAAACGCATCCTCGAATCAGAGCTATTCCAATTCGCGTTTAAGAGCGTTGTGAACGGATCAGCGCAGAAAATTCTTCGTGACGCTGATTCAGACGTGCTACGAGGCAAAGTAATCGGTCTGGCAGAGCTACACGCGTATCTGAACACATGGATGGCAACAGCATCGAACGTACAGGACACGACAACATACGCGGAGGACGCGAAACGCATGGTGTCAGGCGAAGAGGATTGACAAAATCCTCTTTTTAGTATCTAATATATTTATATGATTATATTCCTATTATGTATCATCGCACTCGCGCTCGTGTACCAGACGCGCGAGGGGCTGCTGTATCCCATGCTAAGAATCGCCATATGGCCATTTGTGATGGTGCTTATGGGTGTACTCTTGGTTGTAGGCGGTGTGCTTAGGAGCAAAGAGGAGTCCAAGATGTCATGGGTCGAGATTTTCTTATGCGCGTTCGCGATAACCGTGACCTGCGGCTACTGGGTCGGCGTTGTATGGTCGCAGCAATAATCGCTGTGCTGTTTCTGCTTTGGTGCGTGTGGATTGAGGAATAGAAAAACATCCGCTGGCAAGGCGGATGTTTTTAGTTTACTTATTCTGCGCTGGGTGCTATACTTTGGCTGTCCCCATCCGCCAACTGAATAGGCGCATGGCCTTCTAAGCCGTCAATATGGGTTTGAATCCCATTGGGGACACCAAAAGTGGACAGTTTGAATAAATAGCTGTCCTTTTTTGTTTCCGGTATTTCGTGCCAGTTAACAATTTCATTATTTCCGGCTTTATTTTTTCTTGTATAAATAGCACGTGTTTCGCCATTAGGCATCTCAGCTATCCAAATAGTGTTATCAACACGATAATTACTTGGATCATTTGACCCACGGGAAAATGGCTCAGCATTTTTTAATGTATCTACAAGCTCAGATTCAGGGAATCTGTCAAACTTACCTTCGGCGATTTTTCTATCCTGATGGTTTCTTCCAAAAGAACCTAAGTCAAAATCTTTATATATGTTGTCAATATTTCTTGAAGCGTTAAAAGCCGATTCAAGCAATTTTGACGCCGGTGTATAGCCGCTCGTGTCTATGGGTTTTCCATACATCTTCGCTCCCTCCGCCTGCTTTAACACCGCATTCAGATACTCCTCGCCATTCGTGAATCCGGCTTCCTCCGCGAGCGAATCCACGCCAATACCACTGTTCTTGAACCCTAATGATGATAGCGCCTCTTTTTCGGCTGGTGTACTGGCAATTCGATATTTACCATCGCGTTCATAAATAGCACCCTCGCCCATCGTATCCTTGACCCTGCCTTCACGGCGATATTCAGCATGTGCCTTGATAGCACCAAGCACACGCGGATTATCCAAGTATGGATTGCGCGATTCGTTAAACGCTTGTGCCTGCTGTTGGCGTTCAGCCTGCGTCTGTTCGCGTATCTGCGCGTTTTCCTGTTTGATGCTCTGTTGGATATTCCGCGCCGCGATCCGCGCTGTATCTCCGCCATTGTAGCTCGATTCAAGTGACGCCAATTCCGATGGCAACATTGCTGGCATTGATTCTGGTTTTTGTGCAGCTTCCAGTGTTGCAAATACCGACTTCGGTTGCGCTGCTGCCATATGTTCCTCCTTTGTCAGACCCATGGCTGACCCCTGCTCACGGTAGGATTGGACCGCCTCACCTTGCGACATAAGGCGTGATTCGCCGGTCGGTGTTGTTGCCGGACCCGCATACTGCGTCTTACCTGGCGGAAGCGTGAGATACTGAGGACGTTTTGATATTTCCCCTGGCTTGAATGCAGTCTTGGAACGGCCAAGACCAGCGAGAAAACCCGCAATACCACCATTCCGCAAGAGTTTCTGTGTAATAGCAAACGCTGCGGCGCTTGGATGTGCTGTAATCGCCGCGCCAGCAATCACATCGTGGAGTGACAGGACGTGATTGCGCCCCTCTTGATTCAACGCACGGAAGAGTGTTTGGCGCACAGGAATCAGTTTTGTGAGTGCCTCATTTACCTGCTTATATTCTGGCGGTGCGTTTTCCTCAAGCTGCAATTTTAACTTACGATATAGCGTATTCCACGCCTCCTCTTGTGGCGACTCCGTGCCGCGCTTCATTGGATCACTATGAAACGCTGCCTCGTCTCCCGACTGAAGTTTGGCATTCCATCCATCGTTAAATGAAACCTTTTGATCTTTCCATTCAGGATGATTCAGCTCAATCTCACGTGCCATTTTATTTAAGGCATTTTGCGTCTCCTCCTGATGAAAGCTCTTTCCTTTAGCCGTTAGATCAGCAACCGTATCTTGATACGCCTTGTGCATGTCAATAACCATTGGATCGCCCCACTCTTGTCTGATCTTAGCCAGGTGCTCGCCATATTCAGCGATCTTCGCATTCGTCTTGACCCACATTTTGTCTGTTGATCCTCCCAGACCAAACTCAGTAAGCGTGTTGACATCGAACCCATTGTCAATGTCTTTTCGCGTTGGCTTAATAATAGCCATTTGCTGTTTTTTCCCAAATCTATTGATGATATTTCCCTCCGGCTCAAATGCCGACGCGTATCGTGTCCCAGAGGCTTTTGGCGCTGGCACAGGGCCAATATCGCCTATCGGCCTATCAAGTATCATGCCGCGCTGTTTCATGGCTCCGTGAATACCCATAGCACCCATCACACCCTCCTGAATGGCCTGCTCGTAATTTCCCTCCTTGGCTGACTTTATAGCGCCAATGGCCTGATCCGTACCAAAAAGCGCATTTGGGATTGCCCCAAGCTGCGTCATGCCTCCGAATGCTACAGACCCCATTAGATCCTCCGGCGTGATATCCCCTTTTTGGAGTGCGGTCGTCGCCTCAGTCACGAGCGAATTCTGCAAGATAGCCGGAAGACGTGCCATGCCTGTCGTAGGAGCAGCATTGAACATGCCACCAGCTGCAATCATTTCCCCCGTACGCTCGACGAATTCACCCATGCGCTCACCGGCGTTATTACGTTCCAAGAGCGCAAATGGCGTCGCGCCTTTCTGAAGCCCAGCCTGAACCTCCTGCGCTTTATCGTGAAGTTCCTTTTTCTTTTCAGGCGACAAGTACGATGCGAGCGTGCCCATGTCGCGCTTGATGGCTTCGCCTAACGTAAGAACATCTCGTTTCTCACGGTCAAAACCAATGGGGAAATAGTCCACTGCTGTTTGCGCTGCGTTCGACATGCCAAGTTTAGCGGCATTGAACGGCTTTTCAATGGCTGTCTTTGCAAACCCCTTCGCAATGTCCCATGCACCCTGCGGCGCATTAGTCGTCTTCAGATAGTCCAATGTCCCGTCCGTCGCGGGCGTTGGCTTTGGTGCAGACTGTGCCGTACCGTTGAATTGTTTTGCCAAGGCCGTGTAATCAGTCTTGACTGCGCCTCCATTTTTCTTGGCTAAGGCCGCGTAGTCGATTGCCATAGATTTTAGAGCCCTGCTTGTTTCTTAAAGTTTTCGAGATCTGCTTGCGAGCTGAACGTGAATGTCTGCCCATCCGGCGTTGTTACAGATAGATCGGCGGTAGGTGTAGCGTTAGTTTCCTCCGTGCCGGGGTCCTGCGTACCAATGCCGAACTCCTTTTTGAATGATGCTAAATCAGAAAAACCATGGAGCTTAGCTTGATTTTCAAGCATCGTTTTATACGTCTCTTTTAAGTGCGCGAGCTTCGTGTTGAAGGCTTGATCGTTATCAGAAACGCTCGGGATAAACTTCGACAAGCGTTTGACTTCTGATTCGTGTACCGCTGCGCCTGAGCGCTGTTTCATGATATTCGATTTCAAATCCTGCGTGATTGAGTCTATATCAAGCAAATTTTGATCTGCCATATTGAACCAACCACGTATTGCGTTTGTCCCTGCCGCGAGTGGACCAGTGTCTTGTTCTTTTCCTTCAGCTCCAGTTGTCTTAAACGCCTCAATATTATTGATCTGATCCTCCATGGTGAGCAGATCTGTAAACTCATTTTTTGCTGTCTCGCTCATGTCTTGAAATTTCTTGTTTCCCTTTGGTGTATACCCGGCTTTTTGCGCTAATGACAGCGCCTCTCTTCGTGAAGCCATAGGGATTTCAGTCAGCTTGATCGTGCCGTCGATCAATCCTTTCGCAAATGGATTTTCTGATGCCTCGCCTTCCTCTTGGTTATATCCATTTGCTTTTGCAATTTCAAGCGCACGTCCTCGGACACCAGCGGGAACTTCCGTAATCTTCAAATCTTTGGACACAAGTGATTTTGCCGCGAGTACCGCCTGTTCCTCTGCTTTCTTAGCAGTATCAAATTCTTTCATCGTACCAGAAAACGCGGTAAGCGGGTTATTAGGAATTGTGAACCCATTGGATGAATCGTCTGGTACATCTGTTTGCATAGGCACACCCTCTCCACCAATCGTCTCTGCCATCATTTCAGCAGGTAGCTTGTCATGTGTAGAGATATATCCTTTCAACCGTGGATCATCAGAGAACATCTTGCGCTCGTTCGTCCACGTGCCCTGTCCGTCCCAATTGCTTTCACTCAACGTGTACTGCAATCGGCCATCGTCCAAACGATCAATATGGTTGATGAATCCAATATGACCGTATGGCTTATTTGTTGACATGACGAATGAATCGCCAGGTACGAGCTGGTAGATATTCAGCGATGGATCTGTGAGCGCAACTTTAGATTCAAGCGAATCACCGACTCTCCCCGCTTTCCCACCGGTAACGAGATTCCAAGAATTCCCGCATTGGCCGTTGCCGATAGGCGGTTTTTTGCCACTCGGGAAAAACTTAATCATCGTGTCGCGTAACGACGGCTCGCCGGAAATATCTGTGTATGTTTGCGTCGTCTTATTGAAAAGCATCTCTTTACCATTATGCATTTCACGCGTGAGATCACTCGCCTTCCCAACAGGACCAAGATTTTTGATCTCCTGTGTGCCATCCGCTTTCGTGATGCTCATGCGCGCAATGCCTTTCGCGTCTGCCTCAATAATGGCACTCCCGGAGGTGTTGAAATACGTGCCGGACCCAATTGGCACGGCTTGGCCAGGCATCATATTCGACATGATGCTTTGGATATCCTTTGCGACGGCTGTTGCCTTGTCCGTCTGATCGGCGATAGTTTCTGCTTTTGCGGCCTCATTCGCCTTCTGTGACGCAACAAACAGCGCCTCAGATGTACCTGCTGGCACTTGGATGCCGTAAGAATTCAGCACCTCATCCTGGTGCGCAAAAAATCCCTCAGGGAAATCTTCGAGTGTTTTTCCCGCTTCCGCGAGCGCGTCATAGCTCTTGCCCTGCACGTCCTGATATTTGGATAGCTGCGCGAGCCTGTTCGCCTGCGCCTTCTCGTACTTCGCGTCAATTTCATCGACGGCATCTAAACGCTTCGCTGCAAGATCAAGCAATTGGCTATCTGCGGCATTTTGCGCCAGCATGAGAGACGCCTGTCGTTCCTGCTCCATCTGGCTGATGGTAGATGCGTGCTGTGCATCGAGTGACTGCATGTAGCTGACACCGGATGCCGTTGTACCCATTGCACCCATGCGAGCGAGCGTCATTGAACTCTGGCCAGATTCTGATTTTTGCTGCGCTGCTGCGGCTCGTATCTTCTGATCGAACTGCGCATTGAGTGCCTGCTGCTGGTTATTCAAACTATTTTTGATGTACTCGGCCTGTTGGTCAAGTATCTTCATGCGCGGATCGTTCGCGTAATTCGCGTCCGTAGTCGATGTTGTCGCACCCGTGCCGGCTGTGCCACTCGACTGCGTCGCGACCTGCTGCTGAACCGCTTGTGTCTGTGGGCTAGAGCCTGACTTCCACGTGCCGCTGGCGGAATCGAAATAGGAAGTAGTGCCAGAGGCTGTCGCGACTTTGTTCGCGTTCTGCTGATTTAAAATGGCTTGCTGTGTGTTCGCCTCGTATTGCTTTTGTTGGTCGAGGAACTTCTGCGCATCCGGGCTGACTGCCGGCGCCGTGTATGACTGCGCGTACGTGGCAACTGGAGGCAAGCCCTGACCGCCAACTGTCGATCCGGTTTGTGCGCCCTGCACCACCTGCCCCGGATTCGCTTTTGCTAAATCCGACACCTGTGCCTGCGTGTACCCTCCCGTTGACTGAATAGGCACGGTGATATTACCGTTTTGCCCATTTGTGACTGGTGGTGTTTGTGTTGTTGCCATATAGATTAGATTTGTGGAGGAGGCGCCATGCCGGACCGCTGCATGTACGATTGTTTATTTTGGAGCTTCATCAAACGATCCATCGTCTGCTGTTTTTGCTGATCGTACATTTCACTTGACACAGTGGCTGACTGCTGTGGCGCGAGGTATGCGTCAACGATGCTTGATGCTGTTGTTGGCTTCGCGCCAAGAGGTGCGGATTGATTCATAGATTATTCAAAGTGGCCATCAAATGTAACGGTATAAAGTACCGTCTGCGATGCGGTGGCTGTACCCACGATAAAGCGTACTGTTGTTGCTAAATATTCCCCCGGACGGACAACAATCGGACACCCATCAAAGCGCATCAATATCTCCTTATCATATGGCTGACCAACAACAGCACCAACAGGCACGTAGTTTGACCCAAGCATGATGTGACGTGGCGAGTGCGTTGTCGCTGTCACGAATGAACCTGTGTCTGTTGTCGCTAGCGACACATTCGTATGGCCATATGCCAAGCCCCAAATGAGTGTTGTTGGCGTTGTCGCCACAACTGCACCGTAGTTGATAGCCGTTATCTTGCATCCGTAAACCAAGTAATTGCGCCCCGTGATATTTATTGTCGGAATCGGATTGAGGTAATACGACGCGATCATGTCACCAGATGCCCCAGCGGCGCTGGCCTGTGCAGTCATCTGAAAAATACCACCCAACCCAGCCATGACGGCGTTTGGCGCTGTATTTGACCCGGCCTGCGTTCCCGCAATAGCAGACGTTGTGCCTACATTCCCGCCCGTGTTACCCATTGCGTAGCCGTTCTGACCAACAGACAGACTGCACCCAGATGCGCCCTTTGTTGTTGCCCATGTACGATTGCTCTGGAGATCGATTAAAGATACTCCGATACGTGCAACGCGCATTTGGTTTGTATTTGAAACAGCGCCAGTGTTGTATTTCATCAAGAAAACAGGAGCTGACACACCGAGCCACGGGACCGCATTGCCAGTTGGAATTTCCAATTCACCCAATAATATATCATCAACCCAGAATTCAATTTCACGCTCACCAATTACAATGAGATATTTACCCATTACGCCTGTCTGAATTGATTCAAACGGATATAAGACACCAGTCGACGTTTCTGTTCCGTTAAATGCCTGTACGCCTTCAAGGCCCGCTGTCGTGAGCTTAAACCATACGCCATCAGTAGGTCGTGCGACTGCTGATGAAGGCAAGCCAATGCCAGCAAGCCAGTTTTCGTTTGCCACGAGCGGCGCAATGAAAGACCCCCCCATGAATTCAATTGCGAGCGGCGCCGTATTCGTCAATGGAAAGTGTTGGAACGTGCGCATGAACGCACCATGTGCGCTTGTCGTGCCCTGCACCGTAGAGAAGTTTACTGTTCCAGCCCCGGGCTGTGCAGCTGTGAGCGTTGCGAACGTATACGCCCAGAGGTTTGTATTCTGTGCGGCGGCATTAAATGAATCCTCAAATAGTAATGTGTCCACGCCTACACGCAACCGATAGTCTGGCGATGTTTCAGGGCTTTTTAAAAATGGCGATCCTGTAATCTCCCCTGCGTCGTTCTCACTCATCATGCGCACTTTTCCCGTGTACGCATCGTTTGTTGGAAGCGTGACGTTTAGGTTAAACCCAGCGTCCACGTTTACCTTTCCTGCGGAAGATGATCCTGAGTCAATGACTGCCATAATTTTATGCTATTGAATAATAAACTTTGCGCTTTCCAACAAGACTACCCGTTGAACACACTGCATACAGAATAAAATTGCCCGTCGCCGCGAGTGCAGAGTACATGACGCTATCCCATTGGTTGTCACCAGCGACACGCCCAGTTGCCGTATTGCCAGAAGGCGTGACAGTGATCTTGCTCGTACCCGACACGCTCGCATCTGTGATCGTGAATTGCGCGTCAGTTGTCGGCTTGGTCCCGAAGTCAACTTCAACCTCCGTGAGCGTAGCGCCACCCGCTGCCGTAGACGTGATTGTCACATCCACGCTGTCTGATCCTGCGTTATCTGCAACCGTGAGCGAGACGTTTGTCCCCTCGATAAGATTGATCTGCTTGCGTGTCCCGACAGTTGAGCCATCCTTTGAGACAACCACTTTCTGTGTCGTCGTGTTATCGGCAACCGTGATGGTGTCTATTGCACGATTCAAGCCGGTTGAAAACGTGAGGGGATTCTCATAATCCACGCCTGGCGTAGCCGCACCAAGCGTACCAGACGTGCCCTTGATGATCCCCGTGAGCGTTCCGACTTTGATGCCAGCAAACTGCGGAGACGCGCCCGTGTGGATGTTCTGAGGCGTTGAAAGAACAACCGTGCTGTTCGCGCCGTTGTCAGTAATCGTAATCTGATTCGTCGTGCCAGTGAGTACCCGTTCAGCTGTGAGCGTACCATCGGACGAGAGCGTCACATACGACGCGCTTGTTGGTGCGCCACCTCCGCCACCACCACCGGCAAGATTTGCCGGCACGACAAGCGGCGCACCTGTTGAACCTATGGTGTCACCTGCTGCAATATTGTCAGCCGTCGCGATTTGCACGCGACCCGCCATCGTTTGTGACGCATTTGGCTGATAGGGAGTCATAGGCTATTCGCTATACGCCGTCCAATTCACGACCGTGCTTGTTTTATACGTTCCACACGTTAGAACGAAGCCCGTGGCAGTCTTAGATGATATTGTTCCAATGCTGCCAGTTGTGTTTGTGTTTGCATCACGTACATACCACGCGTTGCCAGTTCCATCTCCGCCCGTGTTGCCCGCGCTGGTAAGCGACGCATAGGTGCAATTATTATCAACGCCCATGGAGACGCCAGAGTTGCCGAGACCTGCGGTAACAATAATACGTGCGGGATAAAAACCAGTCGTTTGTGTATATGTTGTTGCCGATGAAACCGTTTGTGATCCACTCACAACAAATTTCGGTTCACATACACGGAGCGTTGTTGTTGATAACGCTTGCCCAACTTTTGCAAATCGCGTCCCTGGCGTCGTTCCAATTGTTCCAGCCGTATCAGTCACATAGTAATATGATCCAGCAGTCAAACCGGAAAGTCCAGTAGCAATACCTCCAGGTTTAGCGAAACGAATTCCGGCTGTTCCAGCTCCACCGGCTGCATCAAGCGCGATGCCAACAAAAGAAAATGTTGGCTCATCTGATGTACCGACCGCTTTGTAAAGCCTAGAATCTGACGCTTTGACGTATAGGGCTTGTCCAACGCTAAAAGCCTCTCCAGATGTTCCGGTTGCTTCGCCCTGTGACACCATGCTCTGAGCCTTGGAATATCGAACGGCGTCATTCGCGTTCGTCGCGTCAGTCGTCACTTGCAATTCCGCTGCCGTCTTAGAGATGTTGCCGATAAAAGAGGAATCCAATAAACCGCTTCCGTTCAACACAGGCACTTTATTCGCGTCTCCTGCACCGGCTGACGTATTCTTGAAGCTAGACCCAGCCGCCACAAGAACAGCCCCGGTGCTACCAGTGCCCGTGCTTGCTGCGAGCTGTGCGCCTGTGGCGATTTGGCTGATACCTTTTACTGTTGTAGATGCGTCAGATGCCCCCGCGATAGCGAGCGCATTTGCGTACTCAATCGATGCGACCTGGTGGATATCTGACGCTGTATACGTCGGCACAACCCACTTCCCCGTGATGGTTTCAGCGTTCTCTTTATTCGCAAACGTGTTGTAGAAAGCGGGAGAGTTCGTGTAGAGCAACACTTTGGACCCAGACGCATGGAAGAACTTTCGCGATGTCGCTTCGGTTGTGTAGTCGCTCCCCCATGGCAAACCACGGGAGAGAATTGTGATACCGGATGTCGTCGCGTTCGCAAGCGTGGACGTGTCCCATGTAAAGAATTCCTGTGACGGCGTGCGTTCATCGAACACACCGAAACCGACACCTGACGAGCCAAACGCACCGGACGTCAGCGGAACGACGACGCCATCGGAGCCGGTATACCAGTTGATATTTTGGAGCTTGAACGATGCGTCGGTGGAAAGTACATCCGCCTTCATCACCAGCTCGGGAGTAGATACAAAATTATTTGCGGCCATATAGATTATGTTGTTGATTCAATTGATCGCTGTAGTTTTTGCTGAATCTGCGTGTTACCTTCTACGAAGTTGCTCTTGATGTCTGTGATCTCGACGTACTTGTTCGACCCACTTGTCGCCCACGAGAGCTTCGCCCAATTGTGATCGATATACGGCACGAGGAAATACACGATAAAGCGCTGTTCGTCGTGATCGCCTGATGCTGCCGCGACCTCTGTTCCAAGCGGCGTAACACCAAGAGCAGTTACGCCCATGGAGTTCCCCGGCGTAGAGCCGACAATATTTACATCGACGACGGACGCCAAAGCGGGGTCAAACGTCCAGGTGACATGCGGGATAGGGTTGAAATCGTAGCAAAGGCCAAACGTGATTGGTGTATTCAGGCGAACGTACCCAGTTACCGCCAGAATATTAAAATTCTGCGTCGAGAGCGCGTCAGAGGTCTTATTCGTCCACTGTGTCTCGCAATACGTATCAAACCCTGTCACGTCGGACCCTTTCACCGTAGATGTCGATGTCGTGAACATCTTATAGACCTCCTTTGACGACGACGACGCGAAATACAGTTCATTGTTGTACACCGCAAAATCAGCAGCAGGGATATTCCACTCGCCAATCCATTTTTGGAGGTTATTGTCGAACACCAGCACCTTGTCGTTCGTCAGGCTCGATGCAGTTTCTTTGCCAGCGAGCACCGTGTAATTTTTGAACGTATACCCGCGCACAGAGTCAAATGAGTAATTGCGGATCGCATTCTTAATAGGCCACGCGAGGTTTGTGCGCTGCGGTTGGTTATCACGGAGCGCGACACGGGAAAGTGATGTGACCTCTTTTGCCGGAGAGACAAACACAATTTCGTCACCCATGCGGAATGAGCGCCCAGCAGTACCGATAAGCGGAGAGTTAACGCGCGTTTTTTTGTCTGGCAAATCATTCGCGTCTTGCGTGAACGTGAGGTCGAAGATTGCTGATTCTTTTAAAACCTCAACCTGATCTTCACGGACGGAAATATCTGTGATGCGCCCGCCTCCATCCGGGAATTCGATCACGTCGCCTTCACCCGCCACACGTGGCGCGGAATAGCCGAAATCTGCCGCGTTCGATAATTTAGAGCGGTAAAGCGTTGTCGGATGATCTTTTGTGCCGGCCACGAGCATGATCTGAAACATCGTTTGAAGGATATTCCCGCGGGGACAGCCATTTGACATCAGCTCATCTGGTACTGATGCGATTGAAAGCCCAGACACCATGGCTGGCGCTGACGCAACCGGGAGCGAGGTATCCGATACAATCTGTGAATACGCCGTGATCGTACCGTTCCCGTCGATGATTGACCCAGCGGCAGGGAACTTTAAGCGTCGAATCTCGAATGTCGGCGTGCCAGCGAGTCCGGCGATTGCCGTGAACGTGATTTGTGTCGCCGTTGTAGCTGAGATTGGCGAGATAGAACCAGACTGTGCGCCTGATGTGATGCGCACATAAAAACCGACATTCCAAATGTCTGCGGCCCATGTGCCAGCGGGCACATCGATTGTTGTTGTTGTCACCGACGAGGCGGTGTTTGTGTGGTAGACGTTCGGTTCCAGTGTCGTCGTGACGGGGATGGCTGTTGCAGCTGGCGCGACAATCGCTGTGGTTTTATCGAACGCCATCGTCCATCGGCTGTATGGCTCGACGGCGTTGCAGAAATAGAGATAGTCGATCTGATCCGTGTTGATGTTGTGGTTTGCAAAGCCGAATGCTTGTGCGTTCGTGAGGCCAGATTTTAGCGTCGCCCATACAGCGCTCGCTGTGTTGTAGTATTCCAAAACAGTCCCAGCCGCGCGAAGTAAAATCTGCGTTCCATCGCGTCGAACTGCTGTGAAAAGCGATGTACACGCGACGCCAGAATTGTCAGACGCGCCGAGCAATTCAGTCCCGGGGCGAGTAGCCACACCGCCGCGATCCGTGATGACAGAGTTTTGCATGGTCAAAAGACCAGGCGCTTTTGGAGAATCGACGCGATTATTCCAGCCTTCCGTCAGTTCACACCACGGGACAAGGTTATATGAACGTGCCATAGGCTAGATAAGATATCCCTCACCTGAATCATACCAGTTCTTTGACGTTAACCGGCGCTGTTTTGGATAGCGGAAATTGTATTGCGAGATAAACCGAGATGCGCGATTGCCGAACAGCTCACCCGTCTGAACGTCTTTGACGTTCGGCGCAAGATATCCCGCCGTGTATTCAACAAAAACTAATTCACCTTCGGCGTTGAAGGCGAGCGTGTCGTCGTCTGCTGTGAAGTATTGCTTGCGCGTACCAGACACGGAGACAACGGCGCTTTGCGAGATGTATCGGATCTCGTACAACATGCCCTCTCGAAGATAGATACCATCGAGCAACACGCCCGTCATATTCGCTTGTGACGCGGAATAGTTGACTGTCAGTTCAAGGTACGTCAACGCTGTCGAAGCGAACGTGCCAGTCTGTACAGCCGATGAAAGCGGTACGCCGATCAGATTGCGACCAGACACAAACGCCGTTCCGTCGAACTGTGTTGTTGCGGTAAAGGTTTGGTAGTCCGCTTTGGTGGATGGCGTAACCGATGCACCAGATCCCAGCACCATGCTCACGCTTGTGACATACGTCGCGGAAGGTAAATAAACGTAGAAAAATAAATAAGGAGCGGTCAAACCTGAAATATCCAAAGTGGAGATCCCGTTGTTGTAAATGGTCGCGTAATTATTACCCGATTGAGCAACCGAGACATCGAACGAAACTGCCCCCGTGCCCTCGAAGTAATTGACGTTGTTCGTCGTGACGTTCAGTGCATCCGTTGTCGCGTCTGCGGTCCATGTGCCGTTGCCATTGTAAGAATCACACGAATCGATCTGCACGTTCTGCGTGAGGCCGTTATTGTCAGCTAACACGCGGAGATAGCGCGACCCGTTGTTGTATTCGATTGTCCACGCTTGCTGTGTCTTGTCGCCGATCAAATTCTGCTCGAACGCGACAGTCGTGTTCTTGCGCCAAGCGTTCGGCATCGACTTGCTAGGAAGTTCGACAAGCGGGCGGATATCAATGATCGCGTCGCCTTGCAGGTCCGAGGGGACCGAGTAGACGATCACGTCCTTAAACAAAGCCGGAGACAGCGATTGCGTGCGCTGAAGCTCCGGCGGTTCGATTTCCAGCAAAATGCCATCGAGCGCAAGATTCACACCGGCCAAAAAATCAGCGGTGGTGATTGTGCCTCCCGCCTTTTGCAGTTTGCTATTTACTGCCGCATAAAGCTGAGAGTAAGTTCGCGACATTTTGTTTTTGTTTTAGGATTATTTCTTGCCCTTCTTCGCAACCTTCTTGACGACTTTCTTGGCGGCCACCTTCTTGACGACCTTCTTTGCAACTTTTTTCATGGTGAGAAAAGTTAATGAATTATGAATACATTATACTACTTTTTCCGCTTGTCTGCGAGAGCAATATCTCGTTTCGTGTACGCCGCAACATGTGCATCACGCTTTACGCTTGCGGAGGCGAGCGCATCATTCATGGAACGCCCGGAGGCCATCATCTCTTTGGCGTTATACACAAAAACTGAATCTGACTTGCCCGTTTTTAACGGCATATGTAGGCCTGCTTAATCGGATAATACTTGTCGAGCAATCGATATTCCTGCTCTGTTTCGTTTCCCCAGCCGACAATGTGCCAGTTTCCAAGACCGTCATGCCCTGTTGCAACAACCATATGATCCTCATCATTGTCACCATTCCAAACCACTGGATGCTCGTATGATGTACCGGACCAAAACAAACGGTTCATGGGCACACCTATGACAACAGGAAAACCGAGCCAAAGAAAAAACCGAATGAACGCGACAGGGATGCGAACCGTGACACGGAACCAGCCGAGGACACGCGCAAGACGCATGGCGTACTTCGGTTCAAGCCCGTCATCGTCACCATTCAGATTATTCCAAAGTACATTCCAGTCGTATTCCGTGCCTTTGTGCCAAAACATGGCCATCCATGCCAAAGAACATGCCACGCATGACTTTTTCGCGCCTTGATAGACAATCATAGCTTCGGAAGTAGCGGAATTGGGTCAACAGCACCAGCAAATCCATTTTTTACGTTGCAATTTGGCGGTCTGACCTCGAAATGGAGGTGGGGACCGCTGGAAAATCCCGTCGTGCCAGTCAACCCTATGTGCTGCCCCTGTTTTACGATCTGTTTATTCGCGACAAGAATCTTCGACATGTGCCCGTAGATCGTCAAAGCACCATCCGGGTGGTGTACGCGCACATGGTAGCCATATCCGGTGCGGTCCCAACGGCACTCACACCAACCATCACGCGATGCCTTAATGTAGCGACGTCCGAGCGGCGAATCCACGAACCGTACACGAAGATCAATCCCGTCGTGGCCTTTCATGCCGTATTTGGCATATATGGCTGGATTAACACCAAATGACTGCGTAATGAATACCTTGTCGAGCGGCCAAATATATTGTGGCATAGCCACCCAGCGCGTCGCTGACACGCCGGGAGACTACTCACCAAGGAAGGTTGTGTTTAAGCCTTTCCCTGATGAATAGAGGCGGGATTATTCCTGCGAAGAAACCTCCTCCGTTTTTTCCACGGCTTCCTCTGCAACAGGCGCGACCTCCTCAACGACTGGCGCGACTTCTGCCTCGACAGGCGCGACGACTGGCTCATCAATGACCGAATAAGCAGGCTCTGCCTTGCCTTGTGCCGAGAAATAGAGACTGCGGAGCTTGGCGAACATGTCGCGAGTGGCTTCTGCATCAAACAATGCGGCAGGCAATTCGCCCATGCCTTGCGACAAAGCATTCATGGAACCAATGATACCTGGCACATCATCGATGGATTTTGCGCCGAAGTGATTACCCCACACGGTAATCATCTCTGGCGTGACTTCAAAGTTGTTCATAGCAATAATGCTTAAACGAATTATAAACGTATTATAACACCTTCTGTCCTGAGCGCCACTCATTGATCGCATTGATAATAAGTGGAGAGAATGATGCGACGAACGCTGCAACAAGCGGGTGCGCCTGCAACCATGCCAGAACGTCTGGCGAGGATGTAAGGATACCAACTGCTGCTACCGTGAAACCTGCGAGTGAGAGCAGCGCCGACTTCTTGATTTTAGCGACTGTCACTGGGTCAAGCTGAAATGCGATCTGCGACATATTACGGGGTTATGAAGTGCTGAATTAGCAAAATAACGACTTGGATGAATATAGCACCAGCGATACCTGTGAGTCCTCCCCACATCGCGGCGCGTGTTTTTAGCTCACGGATATCAAGCTCCGTGTCAGTGATGCGTCCTTGTACTTTAGCCATAGAATCAGAAAAATCCTTGTTCGCTTCATTTAACGCGCGTTCGACCTTCCCTTCAAGCCGTGTAAGAGCTTCCATGAAATCGCGCATTGATGCAACGAGTGAGGTTACTTGTCCTGACAATTCACCGATCTTAAACTCTATACTTTTGTTTTCTGACATAAAGAACGATCAAGGCGTGAGTGTTATGTTATATCGTGTCGATAAATAGCTGTTCACTGATGCAATCTCACCAGCCGAGAGGATTCTGTCGAAGATAATGATCTCCGCAATATCACATGCACGTGGGAACGAAGATGAGAGATTTGAAGCAAAAAGTATTAAGTTTCTGTTCGTATTCCCGGGGCGTGACGCTGAGGTGGCAGCGCCACCGCTGTTCTTATACATCGTCTCGTTAACGCCAGATGCGGTGTATGTGATAATCGCTGCCGTCTGAGACGTTAGCGTTTGTTCACACGTGGCTGAGTTCCAGCGCTGGAATTCAGTCTCTGAAGCGCCGTAGAAATGCCAACGTAAAGATCCTCCACCGTGTACCTCTGCAAACCATTGGCCGGATGTACCAGATGAAGAACTGGCGACCACAGCGAATATAGTACAAGCGTCTGCTGGAAACACGTTTCTAGTCGTGTTTCCGATAGATCGCGTACCATCGCTACGAAGTACAGGCTTGTTATTGAATGCCGCCGACATGACCACGGATGGGCGATATGCCGCTGTTGGCTGAATCAACGTATTTCCCTTACCGGATAAATCGATCACGGAACTTACAAGGGACGATGTTAGCTCAACAACATCTGCGCGATACCAAGCATTAAGCCCTTGGATAGATGGAACTACACCGTCAGCGATGCCTCTTGGTCGCGCCAAATCACGCATATTGCCAGTATTTATGGCTGCTGTTGTTGTTTTCGTATAACGCCAATCAAACTCACCACGAGTGAGCTGATTGCGCGCAACAATGAAACCCTTTGAACCGTCACCCGTGTATGATATCGCTGATCCGTCGCCTCCAGACGCGACAGTAAAACGAGATTGCGTTCCATTCGTACCAACAAAAGTAATAGCTACGCGCCAGAAACCGTTACCCAAGCTTCTTACCTGTCTATTCAATAGATTGGCGGAAGTAATGCCGAATACGCCATTCGTCGGGTCGAAGTATGTATAAGACGTACCGTTATTCTCTCCAAGCCAGACCCAATTAGACCCGACAGCTTTGATATCGAGCGACCGAGTATATACCGCGTTCTGGATATTACTATACGCCTCCCAGAATTGATGAACACCAGCAACAGCATTATCACGTACGAATTGTGCCGTGTTATTACCAAGATAGTCAGTAGTAAACGTAGGCGTGGCCAAATTCGACAGATTCCATGCGCTAGCTTGCGTGATATCTTCTGAGTATGCCAGCAAGTTCTGTCTCTGTGGAACAATATGGCGGATGTTGCCGACGTTATATGCCGACGCGGTTGTTTTTTTGTATGGGCCTTCCCAGTTCGATGTCACGGCTTGCGCTCCTACGACATAAATAGCATTTAAGCCTACTGTACCGACGTACGTCTGCACGGTATCCGCTGTCGTTGCATAAGCGCGGAGAACACCCTGAACAAGACCGGCCGTAAATGTAATAGAGCAACGATAAAAACCATTTGGTAGAGCTTCGATCTTCCCTGTTGCTCCACCTGCTGTAGACCCTAAAACACCTGTATCTAAGTTAAACCATACTTTAGGCGCTGCGCTGTCTGGAGCGAGCAAGAGCCAGGAGCGATCACCTTTTTTAGCCATGATCGACTCTGTATGCAACTTACCAACAGTATTTGTGTATACCTGAAAAAAGTTGTGGCTGGTGCTTGCGGTACTCTCAACCATGCCTGTGGCTGTCATGCCAACATACGGGCCTTCGATGGATGCACCAATCGTCGTTCCTACCATGTTCCATCCAGTAAAAACTTCCGATGGATAAACAAGGTTCTGCTGTTGCGCGACTGCGGTTCTCGATGAAACTGGGCCAGATGCCCATGAGACTGTACCAACGAACGTACCGGTGTTCGCGTTTACGGATGAATCGGCGACTGTGGTTCCCGTGTTCTCATCGCATTTATACAGAGCTTCAAGCCCGCTCGATGGATAGACACCGTTTAATTCCACTGTGGACACTTCAACGTCACTCAACACGCGATTGTACACAAATGCTTCGCGGATCTTACCCAAAAATGGGAATGACCCACCGATGACGTTTCCAACGTGTATTTTACCAGCAACGATATTTGGCGTCAGAGCAGCAACGTATGTAGATATCAAAACACCGTCAATATAATATCTTATGGTGTTCACGCCGTCCCAAGAAGTAATTACACGCGCCCATCTGCCAACGGGGAAAGTGCGCCCACTTGAGTAAAACGCTCCATAAATACCGAGTCCAAATCCATTTGAAGCGTCTGTACCAAGATAGTACGCCTGACCAACGGTTAATGTACCGAAGGAAATCACGCCGCTGAATGCAGTGCCTGCTGCTGGCAGATATGCTAAAGCTCCGATCGTGGTCGCGGAGTTGCCAGTGATTGAGCAGTTGTTAGTAGATCTAACGCTCGAAGCACCACTGCCAATCAACACAGACGCTGGCTGTGACCTGATAGCGTATCTTGACATGGTTTTGTGTTAGAGAGCCGCTGGCGTGATCTCAATTACTTTGCCAACAAGCACATCGACGGTTGCTGATGCTGCTTTTGCTGCCTCGACTGCTTTTGCTGCTTCATAGCGATTGCCGTAGTCCTCCAAGAACGCCTTGGTACTTTCCTCGCTATCTAACGGACAGTCGCACATGGTCTGTTCCACGCCGTCAACGGAGTAGACAACGGAAACGTGACCCTTTTCTTTGTCGATTTTTGTGATTTCAAATGTAGACATATTCGTTTAGTTCCAACAGATAGTTGCGTCCATAGCTGCAACGGCTATCGTCACGTAACAGCCAGTATTAAACTTGATCTCTGGGAAGCGTAAGATCGCACCACCCTGCGTGGCAGCGGCAGCAAAAGTAATCGTGTTAAGCAACACGGTCGTGGCTGCACTTGTGTTGTCCCAAACTTTGATCGTTGCACCGGCGGCAGCAGAGTTAACGATGATGGCTGACAAGCGACCTGCGCCAGTCTTGATAAGTGCTGACGCTGAGATGTTTGTGTAGCTTGTCTGAACCTCCACCTTTGTCACATCGTTCGTAAGATCCTCACCTGCAATCTTCGTGTAGCTATTGATCTGCGTATTGCCAAGAGAATCCATCTGCAAATCACCACGCTGACCGTCAAGAAGCGTCGGAGCCGTAGCATTGTACTTGCCACCAACCTTCACTGGATTGCCTGAATCAGTCGCACCGGACGCGACGTTGCCTGTTGCCTCTGTCGAGCCTGCGCCCGCCGTGACAAGTGCGCCGGTTGAATCGACACGGAGATGCTTTAAGTCGCCGTCAGCGAGTGTTGGCGGAGTCGCGAAATACTTTCCTACTGGATGAACAATCATAGTTTATTCGGTTTTTGTTTTAGGGAGTCGTCCTTTTTTCTTTAGAGGTGGAACGACAATATCCTCCGCGGTCTGCGTAGGTAATATCTCTGCATCGTGAGATGGGGCTTTCGCCGTCGCCATGAAGCGCTGGAATTCTGCCCGCTGCGCTCGTGTGCGAGTAATTATATTGTTAGTGGGCATATCCCTGCCCTCTTAGGAGGACAGAGGATGACCATTAGTTTGTTGTGACCCAGCACGAACCAAGGTTCGTCGTAGAGCCAGAGACAAAGTTCAGGGCAACATTGTTTTCCCACGTACCATACACACCGGATGAACCGAGGACAGTAGACGTTGTTGTCAGCGTATCGACACCCGACACGCGAGTGGCAATGGTGTTCACAAACTTCGTGTACGTCGCTGCGGATGATCCATTTGCGCCGTTGTACGTTGACGTACCAGCGGTCCAAACAACTGCGCCGGTACTTACAGCAGATCCACGATCAATGACACCGATACCGGTAATGACTTTCGTCGCACCAGAGGTATTCAGAATCGTGCAAGCAGTTGTCGTGGCAGACGACGACATCGTGGCGCGAATCGCGCGAGCCGGGACAACATTGCCCGAGCTAAGCGTTTCGTCGAGAGATGAGACCGTGAGCGCTCCCGTGAGCGTGGCAGTGCCACCAACGGACAAATTGCCGACCAATGCGAGCGAGTCGAGGCCGGTCGTGCCACCAAACTTCTGTGTCGTCTGCACCGCCTTGCCGTCAGAGACGATCAAGACACTGGCTGGACGAAACACGAGGTAGACGCAACAGGCGAACGCACCAAGACAAAGCGCGAACCAGATTGGTTTTAAGATTTTTTCCATAAAACAAAAGTATCAAGTGGGGGCCAGCTGCCCAGCCCCCATTGAATTATCACTATGCGTCGTATGATCCTGTCGTACCCGACGTAGCCACTGAACCAACCCAGGAGATCGCGCCGACCGACTGGCGGAAGTTCCCAAAGTAGTAGTAGCTGTCGTTCTCACGAACCGAGCGATCAATGATCTTGGTCTTCACATCCTGACGGAGGAAGCGCATGATCCCGTGATTGCGTGCAAGCAAGAAGGCATAGTCATTCGAACCACCAGCGACCGTGCCGATGTATGGCGTGGCCTTCAAGTACAAGTTGTACTTGGTGGAGTAAATGTTCATGTCATTCTGCGCTGTGCCTGAGCGGAGTTCCGAGTCGAGGATGATCGAAGCGCGCTTGTAGTTCGAGACATCGACGAGGAGCGTCTGTGGCATACGGCCCAAGACAACACCGTCCAATTCTTTTGCAGTCGCGAGATCAACGATCATCGTGTTCAACGAGGATTCGGAGAGCTTTGCTGTCTCAAGGTTGGACTGTGTACCACCAACAACAGGATGCAAGGTTGACCAGATGGACTTTCCATCGCCATACGTCGTGGTGAAGTCGCGGAAGATGGAGAAGGCGTCCTTGTTCTTAGCAGCCTTGCCCTTGTTCGCGAAATCGCGGACAACCATGGCGACCATGCTCTGCTGATCGTCGTCGAAGAAGCGGCCGGAGAGCGTGACACCCTTGGCCAATTCATTGTTGACGAAGGTCTGCGTGTAGAGTGATTGTGGCTGCGCTTCTGATGCAACCTGCAATTCACCACGAGCATCCCAGTCACCGATTCCCTTGAACTGTTCCAAGGTTTCCTGTGCCTTGTTCGACTTCTCTTGGTTAAAGAGAAGAGAATCTTCGGCTTGTGCGATTTCCGGGTTCTCATTCAAGTTGAATTCCGGGAAGAAAAGACCGTCGAGGAAGGTCTTGACTATATTTCCGTTTAATTGATTCGTTACCATATATTTGTTTTGGTTTTATTCAGCGGTTATGCGTTCAACGCTTCCGACATGTCCAACACCCAGTCGATTTCGCCGGTTGTTGCATTATAATCAACGATCTGACAGAGACCGTTGGTCGTGGTTGATTCATCGATTGTGTAGTTTGGTGACGTGTAGTCAATCACAACCTTTGTCAAGCGCACAGAGGCTGCCAAGTTTGCTTTTGTCTTTGCAATGCCACGAAACACTGTGCCAAATGAAGGCATTTCGATATAAACGAAACCGTCGGCGGCTGCGGTATCCGTTGAGTCTGACGTTGCGATACCAACGAACGTGTCGGAGGTCGTAACGCTTGCGCCTGGAGCTTTCACGTATTCCACATCACCCGATGTGTTCTGAATAACAGGTTCACCCGCCTTGATTGAAGCCGCTGCACCTGCCTTCACGAGGAAGCGCATGATCGTGCTTGGGCCACGGGTTCGGTACATGTTGCCGGATGCCATATTGTTTTGTTTTTTATTTGTAAAACTTTACCGCTTTTGTTTTTCAGCAAGGTAATCCATCCATTGCTGTTCTTTGTCATTCAATGCCGGAGTAGTCGAAGTCTGTGGCGGCTCACGTCCAGTGGCACCGGAGGAGGATGATGCTTGCAAGATAGCCTTCTTTTCAGCCTCTTGTTTTTTCAAGCGGATCTGTGCCTTCTCTAGTGCGATAGATTCGAGTCGCGGAGCATTGGCCAAGAGAAACGCCTTCTTGATATCCGCTTCGATCGCTTTCCGCGTATATCCCGATGGTTTCACTTCGCCGTTCTCGTAGAGGGTCTTAACCAATGACTTCTCATTCGCGTCATCGCTGAAACTGTCCAAGATGTCGTCGATCACATCTGCGGCCTGTTCACGCTGGAAACGCTCTAATCGCTCAGTCGTCTTGCGCTCAATAATTGCCTCAAAATCGTCAGATTTCTCTGTCGGTTCATCAGCAACCTCAGGCGCGGCGTCTTTTGCTTTTGAGATACGTTCCAGTGCTTTCAATCGCTTTTCAGCGATTTTCTCGGCTTCGCTCAGCTTATCCTTGTATTTTGCAAGTTCGGCTGCGTAATCGACAGCTGGAGATTCGTCCTTCACCGTTTCCGGTACTTCAGTCTTCGTCTCTGTTACATCCGGTACTGTCTCAGTAGAAGCGGGAGTGGCTTCGTCTGCCTTGGATGCCTTTGCAGCACTTTGGGCTTGCTCCCATGTTGGAGTTTCCTCCATAAGGTTTTACGCGATTTGTTTTCCAACGGCCCGCGTCCGTTGCTTATTTACTTAATTATACCACTATTTTTTCTTGTTGGCGACACGACCCGTGCGGTGTGGCACGCCGAGCTTCACAGGCGTAATGCCCTTAGTTGTCGGCTTTTTCGTGATACCGAGCTTCGCCTTCATCAGGTTATTTGGGATATAGTTCTTAGCCAATGGATTTTTAATCCAATGGCTGGTTAGCTCTTCCTCTTGGATGATTTAGGTTTACTTCGACCTTTCAGCGTACTATTCGTGACTGACTTTTTTGAAAATGACGAATAGTTGGTGATGGATGGTTTCATATTATGCGGTTTTAGCGAGTGCGGGATTCTGTTGTTGCATACCAAGCGCGTTTTTCATCGTACTCCCCATTTGCTGCATGATGGGGTTTGCACCCTCCTGTGGCGCTTGGTCCGGCTGCGGTTGCTGTGGCGCTTCCTGCGCTTTGTTGATCGCCTCAGTCGGGTCCTCTCCCCATGCGTTCGCGAGCTGCACCGCGGCATAGTTCAGATTCCATACCTGCGGCGCCTGTGCCTTCACATTCCACTTCTCAGCCGCGAGCGCCTGCATGATCGCATCTGTGCGCTTCGGCTTCGGATCTGCACCAATACGCACGAATAGGTCGAGGTTTGCGAGTTCGTTCGCGTCCATAGCGACAATCTCCTCGGAACCGCCGAGCGCTTCCTGCACCTTGGCGATCTTCGCGGATAGTTCCATCTTTAGCTTTGCGCTTTGCTTGCTCAATCCTCTCTCAAAAATATATGTACGCTTGCCCAAGCGACCTGATTTTAACACGCGGCCTGACATGGTGATCTTGCTTAGGTCCATATCGTTCGCCACGCGCCACAGGAGCGTCTGACAGCGGAGTTTGGTCCATTCGGTGATCAGATAGCCATACATCCATCCAAAGAGGCCAAGCATGATCTTGGCGTTCTGTGCCATTTGCAACACCTGCGATGCGGTTGGATTACTTCCGCCACTCGGTGCGCCACCGGTTTGCATCGGATCAAGCGAAGACTGCGATGCATTGCTCATCATCGTCGACAAGATATTCGATGTGCCTGCATCCATGCCCACTGGCACGGACCCGAACACTGGCTCAATCTTGAAATTATCAGCCGCGCCGGTATAGACGATGTTCCCCGGAATCGCGACATCTTCATTCACAAGCGCCGGGTTATTCGTGGAGAGTGGTTTGATAAGATTCAGATGCACCGCGTCGATGCTCATGCGCAACACCGCGTCGTACACGTCCTGCTCAGGGGAGAGTTTATCCGACAGCGACTTGTACCAGAAAAACGAGTAATCGATTGGCTCGAAACCTGATTTGGCAAATGGATATTTTTTGTCCGGGCGTGGATTCGGATTCTCGTCATCAGTCAACTGCACGCCGTTCGCGATGATATCGTAGTGGTCGCCATCTTTTTCCCAGTACTCAAGCACCTCGACCATGTTCGAAGCGAGAAACGTACACGAGATATACGGCTGGAAGTAATCGGACGAGTACATCCACGAGTTCGGCATCCCCGGCTTCACTATGTCCGCGTTCGCGTATTTGTAGTATTTCGCACGGAATCTATCGATCGGCATGCGCTTGCGACGGATAAGCCAGGGCTGCTCTTGGATATCTGTGATGTATGGGTTCGCGATTAACAGCTCATCGTTTGGCACGATCTCAGTAAACGCACCGACAAAATCCGTGTATGTCTTGTTTGGCTTCCATGTCACTTTCCCTGTCTGTTCATCGATCTCGACGATATCCTTCACCTTTCGTTCAAAGTTTCCGTAATCATCCTTCAGGATCACCGTGCCTTCGGCAACGGCTGTAATCAAACCCCAGAACGCCTTGATATCAAATCCCTCGTGATCCATGGACCACTCCACGAAATCCTTAAAAAACTGCGATGCGACGACATCCTCCTGCTGATTCTCGTTCTGCGCGACAATGGATGGCTCAGGCATCATGCCCAAAACATGCGCGACGATCCCCAGAATCTTATTGCGCACCATGGCGGATCGATACAGCGTGCGCCATGCTTTGCTGTTCTTTTGGCGCTGTGGAACGTACACGTTGAAACGCAAACGGCCTTCTGCCCAGTATTCAAGCGGCGAGCGATTATTGAAAAATACCTCGGACTTCTGGAGCACCTGCATCCCAAAGGTGTAATTTTTATACACCTTCATGGTGGTATCGCTCGGCTTCAACTTTTCCTCAGCCGTCTTTTGCGTTTGCATATTTGTTTTTTGCCTACATTATAGCACTTTTTCTAGTATGTAACGAATGAATCATCGAAGGAGAGTTCGCGACGGACAATCTGCTGATCGCGGAGGATGGTATACGCTTCCAAGCCGTATCGTGCTGCGTCCATCGTGTGGTCAAATCCCGGTGCCGCGGTGTTAAGGATCTTGCCATCCTTGTCTGTGTCCCAAATATAGTTGCGAAACTCTTTGATGATATTCGTGCTGCGCTTTGTGACCGATATCTTTTGATCCTGCATGAACTGGATGCCCGCATTGATACTCCCCGCGCCTTTCTTTGACGGGACACACGCAAGCCCATAGCTCTTGATTTCGTCGATGCTCTTTGGCTCCGCACTATCTGCGACGATAAGGGCCCTATCTATATTCAGGAACACGTCAGCAATCTGCCTGTTGCTCAATCCCTTTTGAAAAATGATCTCATCAAAGATGAATCCGCCGTTGTACTTATAGATTGCCACACATGCCGTAGGATCGTTCGTATAGCCAAAATCAAGCCCGTAGCGTTCTAAACGAGCCTCATGCGGCACTTCATCCAAGATAGCCCAATCTTTGAAGATACGGCCTTCTGTGACCCCAAGCTGGCCAAGACCGTAGACGGTCCACCAATTCTTATTATTCTTACGTTGCTCAATAGAGCGCACGATATTCGCGTCAAGCGCTTCATTGTCCTTGTATGTCAAAATAATAAACTCCTTGTCGTCGCGCTTTTCCACTTCGTCAAAATACCAAAAGCTGTTTGTTGGATTCCAATCCAAGAATATAAAATCCTTTGTACGCACTTCGAGCTGATCGAATGCCTCATACGGAATGTTGTTCGCCTCGTTCACGAACAATCGATCACGACGGGGACCACGCACTTTATCCGGTTGGTCTGCACTAAAGAATTCGATCTTACTCCCCGTCTCGAATGTGTAGATATAGTCTGTCTTGTTCCATCTCTCGTCCTTGTAATAATTGTGTTGCTCTAAAATCGACAGGAAATCGCGCATACACCCACGCTTCAGATGCGGAAAACTCTCCGAGACAATAGACGTCATCGTGGGCGTCTTGTCTGTCTGCGCAAGGTGAATGAGGTTTAATAAGATCGAAATGGTCTTACTGGCTGACGTTCCCCCCTGTACCGCCCGGATTCGCTTCTGCATCGCCATTATCTTTCGTGTCGCGGTTGTCACTAGATACATAAGCCAAAATTGGCGCTGGCATATTATCACCATCAGCATTTGCCTGACGCTGTGGCGCAAGTTTCAAAAGGTGGCCTGTTGCTTTTAAGATCAGCTCAAGACGATCTCGCTCTTTTTTCACACCGAGGATATCCGGGTGTGTACCTTCCACAATGGAATGTGCAACTTTGATTGCGTCTTTGATATATCCATCGATAATCTCCCACTTCAAATTGTAACGCTCTTTTGTCGGAGCGCCCTCAGGGTTCAGCACTTGGCCCTTCTTGATTCCCAACGTATTCCCTTTTTGGAATGGCATGTTTTTAGAGACATTATATCACAAAACACAAAAGAGTCACCTGCAGAGATGACTCCTTGTGCTGCGCGCACCAATGCGCCTGACACCATACACTCAGTTGGCCATGCGAATGTACGCGCCGGGACACTCCAGTGGTCCAGGGGGGTAAACACATCCGTGTGAGCTTCGACGTGTGCGATCTCTTGGGTGTGTTCTGCTAAAAAGTATAGCACAGACCCGCTCCCATGGGGATAACTACCACAATCATGGGGATAAGTGGTCAAAAATCGTGTAAAGGTAGCGGATTACATTTCTCATTATATGGCTCAACTTAGCCCAGATTTTTGTAAAGGTAGCGGCTGGTAGCGGATGGTAGCGGATGCAAAAAATCGATTTCTTGGCTGGGTTGAGCGCTGGTAGCGGTAGTAGCGGATAAAATCACTGTTTAGAAAGTTTCTAGAACTATATAGTAAAATGAGAGAGGTGATTTGGGAAAAGATTGGAAAACACTACCGCTACCGCTACCTTTTACATAAAAAACCGGATATTTTGGCTCTGTTAAGCCTCCATATCCGGTAGCGGTTGTGGTAGCGGATGCGGTAGCGCATCCGCTACCTGGTCAAAACCATCGTTTGAGCACCCTTTCCCCGACTTTCTTGTTTTTGCTCTGTAATTTGAGAGCTGACTTCAAAACCTTCTTAATACGCCATCCAATCTCCTTCGGGATATCTGTCCGATTTGGATCAATCGCACCGTTATACGCCATCTGTGGCGTTATGCCGCTTAGCTTGTCCCACTCATTCAGCCCCTCGTACCATTTAATCATCGCCTCCGTGTAGTCGTCCTGCTCGGTTTTGGTCTCCTGTAGGGCCTCTAGTTCCTCCTGTGGACTATCTCCGCGGCTTACGATGGGACGAGGTGCCGAGACTGGACTATTGGCTCCATCAGACGTTCGGAGTGCCAAATAACGAGCTGCACGAGAGTATGGGCGCAAATTGGATGAAGGGCCTTGTATCACGTGTACTCCATCCAGGGTGTCAGTTCGATCAGGTGCTTGTGCTGGAGGGTAAGCAAGGATGGCGCAAAAGCACAGCGCTACGAGTACTAGGAAGCCCGTGGCACGTCGAAAGCACGCTCAGCACAGAAGATAGAGACTTTTATATGTTGCTTTCTATGATGATATGCAGTCCATTCCCACTCGGAGATCGCTCTGTATAAGAATCAAACGATAAGAGAATGTCCTGCGCGAAGTCTTTTAATGTTCCGTCGTATTCAAAACACTTGTCGAGATCGATGCCGATAATGCCATCCGTAAATACAAACCCGACACCATCCCACTTGTCGGCCGCTTCGTAACATGCCTGGAATGTACTCCATGTATTCGGATTATCGACCGCGGCGTTTCGTCCATTAACTTGAAAAGGTACTTTGGTATATCTGTCTGCACCTGTTTTTTTATCTACGATTTTAACCATCTTCCACATCACCCATTGTTTTTTGCTACGCAAACTCTCAGGAAAATTGATAAGGAGCTCCTTGGATTTCATAGCAGTCTATTTTTTGAACTCACCTTCTCGTGGTGCGAGGAAAAATTCGCCAGTAAATTCATCAATTCTGGCATTACGCCCAGGCTGAACGATATTTATTGTCTGAATGTTATTGTTATGTCCGGCCAAGAGAACGAGAATGTCATACAGGACTTCTGCCGGATACTCACGATGAAAGTCACCATTCTCGTACTTTGATTCCAGCCGCTCCTTTCGCGCCTCCATGAACCCCTTTAAGATTGGATCAATCTGCCAGCTATGATTATCCATGTTGCAAGTATCATCCATGCAAAATGTCTTCCATAGAAGACCATTTTTATAAAATGCGACTGTCCATAAACCCTTATAATGCGCGCAACGTATCTCCTTTTTATCTTCGTACTGTACAGAAAAAGCGTACTCGTTTTCGAGCATCATGCGAATCAGATGCGACTGATTGACCGGACCTTGTAAGAGCATATTTCTTTGCTCGCCCGACTGGGCATTAGGTTGCTTATGGCCGGTAGTATATCACACCTCAAAATGGGATATTGCTTTCGTTTGGGGATATGTCGCGTTTATCAGCCCAGCGCGTGTATTCGTTGAATGCCGACATGGATAGTTTGTTCCCACGAGTCGGCTTGAATACAAATTTATTGTCCTCGTCAAAAACTTTGTCCACGAGTTTTGTTGGTCCGTGGTACGTCACGTCATCTAGCCAGCGCTTGATATCGTCAATAGATGTAGCAACACACCAAGAGTGGCCGCGTTTATGCAGATCCCGGAGTCTGTATATCTGCGCATCAGATAAACGTCCGACTGGTGTTTTGACCTCCACGAACCCAATCTCAAAACATTTGCGGTCGTCACGGATAAACGGTTTGCGCGACACGATCAAGTCAGGCGTGCCTTTCTCTGCCATCTGGATGAACGTGCCAGTCATCGCGTTAATAGCTGCGCCTGACTGTATCTTGATCGCGTAGCACCCGACGAGGTGTAGATAGTCTATAATGGCACGCTGAATATCGGATTCCTTCATACGATTGCATCCCACTCCATCTGGAGACGTTTATATTTTTTCTTAGGTGCGCAATAGGGCGTGAGTTTCGCGTATACCTTCCACGCGCCCTGTTTAAGGTTGTGCGTGATGCGAACATTATATCCGTTTGCCTCTAGTTTCCGTTTATGGACGAGCGCGAACGTTTCATCATCGACAATATGGAAAAGTGACTCTCCATCGTAAGCATGATTGCTCATAGTGCAGTCGTAGTATACACTACATGCATATGAAACAGAAAATATACGGAATCGTTGAAACAGCAAAAGAACTCGGCGTCTCGCACAACACAGTCAAAGCGTGGATGAAGTCGCTTGATCTTGAATACACGCTCAGGATTTTAACCACGCGTGGCATCTCACCGGAGACGTTAAAGCGTTTGCGCTCACATGCCAAAACGCGAAAATAGATGGGTCCTCCCGTTTGCGTCTGAAAACGCCGCGCTCCTGTCGCTATCCGCGTATAGAGGAAAAGGAACGGCAAATATCGAACAGATAGACGGTAAATGGTGTGTAGTTATCGTGGAAACTTATCCACAGAAAAGAGAGAAAACCCAATAGAATCAGGCACTTGCACTACATGCAGAAATCTGTTATTCTGTACCCATAGACGAGACGGCAAGGCGGAGACGGAAGCGGTGGTGCGAACTGCCAATATCCTCTCCGCTCTCAGACAGAGTGAAACCCTGATGAACGGGAGCGCGTGAAGGGGACGACGACCATTCACAAATGAAGATACGGGCGGACCTACACGAGCCAGTCGTGCCTCTGCCTGCCCATATCTGCGCCTGACGCTTAGTCGGACGCTAAACATTATTATGAAAGCCTTTATTTCCTACTTGCAAGAAAAGGAGCGCATCCTGTCCGCGCTCATCGGTGACGACATGCCAGACTTTGACAGCATCACTCGCCTCTCGGACGAGACGCTCGAAGATATGGCGCATGAATACGCATGGTCCTATAATGCACCTAACACAACGCCAATCGTATGCGCATAATCCCAATCGACTTTGACCCTATCCAAGACGATCCACGTGACGTCGTGGAGCCAGGATGGGAAGCCAAGGAGACGATCACGTTGCCGATCCTCGGAGCCGAAGAAAAAGCCACCGCGGTCCGTAACACGTTCGGACCGGATCGCGAGTACGTCTTCGATGATAATGCTGACGAGTGGATCTTCGCTCTTAAAACCATGGAGAGTGACCCAATGATTGCAGGTAATCGGAAATGATATGAACCAATCAAATTGTTGTAGCGCAGCGGTTCGCTTGGACGTTTGTACAGCATGTAAAGAACATTGTGAGGTAATCCCAGAGGAAGCGAGCATGAAGCGACATGCACTCGCATCCGCAATGGATAAAGTATTCCTTGCGCTTGAATTGGACACGGTTGAGTCACTCCAACGCGACGCCATTTGGCGTGAGATGGAGTACTTCAGATGTTCACTCGTGAATCCAAATCTTGACGACGCATCGCTCGTCGAGGAGTTTCTGCGTGTATCCGCTGTTTGTTTTGAATTAGCAACACACAAGAGAATTGTCGATTGAACACGATGGCCACCGTGGGCCATTCGTTCAGTCGGGGATTACCCGACAATAGCCATTGAAGGCATATGTCTTTTAAAGACTTAGAGCTTGGTGGAGACGGTGGGATGTATTATCGGTTGCAGGACGGTGAGAATAAAGTCCGTATTGTTGGGGAGCCGATTCCAACATGGACCTCGTTCAATCGCGTTGAGAAAACCGCAAAGAAGTACCTCACCAAAGAGGCAGCAGAAAAAGATAAGGAGGCGAAATTGCGTTATGCTATGTGGGTGATTGACCGCGCCGACGGCAAGATCAAAGTTGCTGAGCTTGGTGTCATGATTATGAAAGGATTGAAGACACTCGCCACGGCATCTGAGACTGCATTCGATGGCTTGCCTCCGTTCGATATCATCATTACAAAATCCGGCGCTGGCATGGAAACGGATTACACGGTTATGGCCGCACGATCCAATACCGCACTCACGCCTGCTGAAGTCGCTGAGATCGCTGCACAGCCAAGCATCCTCATGCAGTTGCGTGAAGAAGCGGAAGACAAGGATCAGGTTGCGCCATTTTAATTAGGCGCACAAATTTCAAGCAATGACCTCATCAAATAAAGTTCTGCTCCTTGGCCTTATAGGCAACTTGCAGCCGTTCTACGAATACGACAACGATACGTCATCAATCTGTTTTACTCTGCTCTGTGAGCAAGGCGAACACGTCAACGAAATCCCCTGTGTCGCATGGAACAAGATCGGCGAGATCGTGAACGCGCGATGCGCTGAAGGAACGCGTGTATATCTCGAAGGACGTATCAACACATACAAAGGCTTCGAAGTGACAGTCGAGAAGGTAATATGTTTATAGGCCCACACTATGAAATCATCCAAGCGGTCACAACCGCGTACACATGCGAAGGCCAGTCCACTTGCATTAACGCCATGGGAAAGCAACCGGAGGCAGGTCGCTCTATTGCATGCCCTCGACGCATTGCAAAAACAGCAATCGCTCTTATTGGTGGAAATGCGTTTACTTGCGATGATCGCCTTGCACGAAAGTACGACAACCGATTCGATATCTACAAAGACACGCTCAAAGAAGCAAAAGCCTACGGCAAGCAAATCAGGACCGTCGAAGTTTACTGGTGATTGATATGATTTCAGATGAGCTGAGTAAGCGCATTGTTGCGATGGCAAAAGTATGGGCACATAAGCAAAGCATGTCTGACGAAGATTTCATCGAGTGGTTAAAAAAGGAAAGCGAGCGCTTGACCAAAAAGCGCTAATCCAGTAACTGCCCCGCACGTCCTGCATTTTGTGATGTAGCGCACCTGCACACACTTGCGGAAGCAAGCATCGACGGGGTGGTGAACGCGGGAGCGACGAAATCTCTCCCCCAGGTGGTACCCGTGTCTGCGTCACGGGTCTCGCCACTCACTGCTTACGTCACTTTCGTTGCGACATAAGCGGTGGATGGCGGGAACAAAACTAATGACAATATGCATAATTTATCAATTCCTTTCATAGCAGAAATAGCCTTACAACGTCTTGAAAAGGCCAATGGCCAAGAGTTCCGTGAGCTTTGGGATGAAGCAGTGAAGGTCGCGCAATTAGCCACAGAGGCTAGCAAGAAGCAGGTCACGATTCTTGCAGATCGCGCGGCTCAAATTGCTGAAAAACAAAAAACGGTTAGAGACGCAAGAAACGGGAAAATAATAGCTGTGTGCATACATTCGCTGTGCTTGAGCGAATCTTTACAATTAGACTGTCTTGAAGTCATAGGCAGTTGGTGAGCCTTATCCTCGCCTCTCGCCTCCTGATCGTTTAGAGCTAAGCGGTCGGAAGGCGGGACATCGCAACGTCGTTGATAATTCAACGCTAGGAGTCCAACGGCCACGGACTGCACGTTGCCTCCCGCCCAAGCGAGAAGAAAAGATCAGCTTCTCGTCCCATTCTATCAGGCGGGACGGAGCGATAGTAACAAGGTGGCGTTTATCGCCGACTGATGTTCGCTGCGGAGCGGAGATCATCTAGCTATCGCCTCCCGCCCGAACCGTTCGTGTGTGACTTTCGAGACACAGGAGCGGTGCGGGTGGGACTCATATCTCGCTGTGAGGAGTGATAGACGGGGGCTGACAAAAGGAGAGAGGCTTGCTCGAAACTATGCCGTTTGAATCTCGTTTGTCGGTTGCCTTCTATCACTCCTCACAGCGGAATATGAATCCGCAAAGGAGTCCCCCCAATGCTCAAGACTTGCATCATGTGTCGCAAGACTCTCCAGGACAACGTGGAGCCGAAGCACCACAAGACGCACATCGTGTGTCGTGACGACCTGTGCCTCAAGGCATGGGACGAGTTCGACCCGCGTTTCACGAAGTCCGGCCCTCACGAGTTCTACTTGCAGGCGCTGGAGCGTCACAAGCCTCCTGTGAACTGTGAAGGAGGTGGCGCATGAGCAAGAAGAAGGGCAAGAAGCTCATCGACTGGGCCAAGGAGCAGGAGGAGAAAAAGAACCCTCCCAAACCCGCTCCGGTCAAGGCGCTCATCCGCTCGTCGCATCGTCGCTTCATGAAGAAGCCGGAGAAGTAGCCATGTGTGTCGCCTACTTCAAGGACGGCAAGCCCGTCGAGTGTCCTGACATCACGCTCGGTGAGCTGGAGGTGCTCTACAACGTCATGCAGAAGGCCAAGGCTCGCATCACTGTCCGTTTCCACGTCGGGAAGCAGCTGATGCACCTCGACATCTACCACCTGGACAGCGTCCGCACGTTCTCAAGACGTGCGACCCCCTAACCGAAACGAGCGGCCCGTCGGCTGAAACACGCCGATATTCCCTCGCGTGAGGTACATCGTTCTTTTCTCTCTCATGGGTCAGATTGCACATCTGGCCCCTCGCTCAGGGAGGACGTCGAATATAGGTTTGTTTGCTCATCCTATATCGTCCATCCCGAGCGGGGATTAACCCGCAGTAAATAAAAATATGATAATCGATGGTATCGAGTACGTTCCAAAGTCTGAGCAGGTCACAAACATCACCGATGATCTTTACGTCATCGTGCGTACATATTCTGCTGGTGTTTTCGCTGGATATCTCACAGAACGAAGTGAGGATGGGAAGCGCGGAAAAGTATTAAAAGCTCGTCGCATTTTTTATTGGGATGGTGCTGCGTCACTCTCTCAACTTTCCCAAGAAGGAACTGCGATTCCAGAGAATTGCAAGTTCCCATGTGAAGTACCATTCGTGGAATTAACAGAAATCATCGAGGTGCTACCTTGCACAGAGAAAGCTAAAAAATCTATCGCTGATGTAAAAATATGGGAAATGTAGGCTCCGGCTCCGGCTCCGGCGCCGGCTACGGCTCCGGCTACGGCTCCGTCCGCGGCTCCGGCTCCGGCTCCGGCTACGGCTACGGCTCCGGCTCCGGCTACGGCTCCGGCTGCGGCTCCGGCTACGGCTACGGCTACGGCTCCGGCTCCGGCTCCGGCTCCGGCTACGGCTCCGGCTACGGCTCCAGCTCCGGCTCCGGCTCCGGCTAACGAGCATCTCCCCGAGGCTCTCGGGGGTTCTCTCCCATCAATCTCGCGCGGTATGCGTTAGACACACGCATGGGTCGTTTCTTCGGAGACGATGTTAGTAGGCCAGCACGAGGTTGGTGGAAGAAAACTATATGAAAAAAAAGAATTGTTATTCTATCTACTTCCACATCCCGCTTTATTTTGTAGACGTTGTGGTAATGGTTGGCGCGAAGACGCCCAAAGAGATCGAGCGTCTGCTCAAAAAACAGCGGGTGAGAGATGAAACGACGAAATGGTGGATATCAAATGAGCATCTTCC